TTAAAATTTCTAATCCATATCTTTCAAAATTATTAATTGATATTCCTCGTATCTTTGGTTCAAGGATACCACCAGATCCTGGTGCTGTTACTGAAATTGTGGTTTTATCTTGTGTATAATTTACTCCTGAATTTAATATTATAACTTCGGAGATATATCCATTCTGAACTTTTGCTCTTAATTTTGCACCAATACCGTCACCATCTACTTCCAAATCGGGGGCAGCAAAATATTCCGATCCTCTACTTTGTATTTCAACTGATACAATTCTACCATCAATAATAATTGGTTTCAGTTGCCCATTTTTACCATTTTTAATTGTTAAGGTTGGTTTTTTCTGAAGATTTAAAATTTCAGATCCATACCCACTTCCAGATTCGTAAATATAAGCATCAATAATCGATCCACGAATTACGGGAGTTGCTGTTATTACGCCAACAGTACCAGAATATTCAGCATTGATATTTACTTGTATTTCGGGATATTGGAAATTATGATATCCAGATCCAACAGATCCAAATTTAATATAATTTTTTCTAATATAATTGGAAGTTATAGTGCCACCAATACCAGCATCTGCTAATCTAAAAGAATCATTACTTAACTTGATGACATAGTATTGACTCGTTGTTGTCAATCCAGTAATTGATGTACCGGTAGTTGAATAAACAACCTTTTCACCGTCATTAAAATTGTGATTAATAAAATCAATACTTGAAGTGATGGTTGAAATTCCAGTTGTTTTTACAATTAATTTTCTATTTTCATACCCATCGCCAGAATTTATAACCTTAATAGATTGTAAAGTATTTTTATTATCGTATATTCTAAACTTATGAATACCAATATTACTTGCTGTAGTAAATCCTACAGTATTAATTCCAACATAATAATCGGAAAATGTTTGGTATAGTTTAATTGATGTTGGGTTAACAATTTGTGGGTAATATACTGATCCACTTTGAAGTGTTTTATTTTGGTCAGTGTTTAATCCGCCAAAAGTTCCAATACTGACTGGATTATTTCCATTTCTATTATAAACAATTGGTTGCCCATTAGATAGATTATGATTGTTTATGAAAGTTATGGTTTCGTTTGTAACATCAATTCCACCAGACTCTGTATTCAGTCTTGCGTCAAAAGGCAATTCTCTATATCTTTTCGCAAGAATAGGTTCTAAAACAGCTCCGCTACCATTTCCCCCAGTAACTGTAACCGAAATTATTTTTTCTATATCAAAGTCTTGTGGATCAACATAAACTGCCGTAACAATTCCACTAATAACTGGTTGAACTAAACAAGTAGTTCCTGATCCTGGAGTTGAAATTTGAATTGTTGGTGGATTAACTACATCGTAATTAGAACCACCATTTAAAATTTCTATATTTTCTATTGGTCCGTAGTAAATCTTATCATCAGATTTATAATTTGTAATTTCAACACCATTAATCAAAAGACCAAGAGATCCTGGAACAGTTTCTACACCATACCCAGATTCAATATTTGGTTCTAATGGGTATTTTTTGAGTAGTTTCTGTGGACCTATTTTTTTACCAAAACTAGCATAAAGAGTAAATGTGTGACTTCCCGTTCCTGAAGAAAGAGGTTCAAATTCAACATAATCATCAATAGGAATAAATGACCTAGATGAATAAAGACGAATCTGGTTTTTGTTTGTTAAAATCTTTACGTAATAGATTCCTTCAGATAGTCCCGTTATTGGAGTTGTTTGTGGAGTATAGTATACGGCATCCCCAGTAATAAATGGCACATCAGAATCAAAAGATAAAATAGAATATTTTAAAGTTAAAGCATTGTAACCTTGAATTTTATCTCCGGTTGCTTCAGTTAAAGTTGCTTTAGAAATATTTTTAGTAATTTCATATGACGGCAGAGAATTAGATGCTACGTAGAGGTATTCATCTAAATCATTATAAACATTCTGAACATCCGAAGTAATTACATTATTTCCAAACTGCAGTTCTGCACCAGAACTACTTGCTTTATTTAAGTTTCTTCTAATATCATAAGAAAGACCAACTACAGGAGTAAATCCTGCTAGATTATCAAGAAGAATTTCTTGTGTATTTTCATTAATATTTCTTACTATGGCATTAGAGACTACAACATTTTGAGTTCCTCTAACCAAAACATCAACACTATCAGTTTCCTTTAAACTAGACTTATCAATATCTGAAAATAAAGTAAATGAAGAACCAGAAATTGAATCTATTTGATAACGTGAAGATGTATTGTAAATCCAAGAATTGCTAAAAATTTGTTTCTTTGTTTTGTTAACTTCTGGATTAAGAATATTTTCTCCAAGATTCTTTACAAAAATTCTTTCTCCTTCTGATGTCAGTTTAATATCAGAGGTTGGAACAAATTTTGATAGAACTCCCGTGATTCTCAATTCTACTTTTTTTGTGAGATCTCCATTCTCATATCCGTAAATGACCTCATCAGATCTCAAATCTGTTGTTGAACTAATAGTAGAATCAATTCCACTACAGTTTAAAAATTGGTTGATCGTTTTATTTGTATAACTTATTGTATCAGATCCGCAAATAAATGTTCCTGATGTGCTGAATCCGATTGTTGAATCAACAGTAATGACCGATGAACCAACTGAGACATTTCCAATAACTTTTGTTTTTCCTGGAATTGTAAATGATCCCTCAATCAAATCTTTTTCATCAAATCCGACAAATAAACCTAACTTGTAATAAGTTCTACCTTTTCTAGTAATAATTTCTACTTCAGATACAGATGCTTGAGTATTGACATCTGTGGACTTTCTAATCGTTTGCCCAACAAGATTATTTGGATCACCGGAAATTCTTTCAGCAATTACAATTTCTCTTCTGATGAATTGTGCTGAAGATGGTTTTAATAAATATTGCTCAAGATCAATAACTTTTGGTGTGACTCCATACAGAATATTAAAAAGAATTCTAAAAGATTCTTCGGTTCCTTTTGCTTGATAAAATATTTTCGATTCTTTGATGAAATTGCTTACATCAAGATTAGAAACAAAGTCAACATTCTCTAGACCTGGAGTAAGAGTATACTTGATTTTTTTATAAAATTCTTTTAAAAACAGAGAACTTAAATTAGATACAACAGCACCAGAAGTATGTGCTGCTGAAGAAGAGGTTGAAAAAACCAATTCTCCAGGGGAATTATCTGCGTGATAGGTGGTTATACCACTGAAACCGCGAATACAACCAATAAAGCTATTTGTGGTTATTCCAGTATATGTGATAATTTCATCATCAATTTTGAATAGACCATATTGATTTGGAAATCCTTTGGTACTGTTAACAACAACTACAGTGCTTGTGCTAGTGATGCTTGTTGATAGAGAAGTTGCTCCAGTAATTACTTCTGGAGTTAAATTATCTAACTTCAAATATTGATCTAAATTATCTACAATATCAACTGGTCCACCAGAAAATTCTTGTGAGATGTAATACTGTTTTAAAAACTCTGACGCTTTTGGACTTTCTGATAAAATAAATTCGGGAAGTTGATTTTCAACAATTTGCTGTATTTGTACTCTTGATTCAAACCCTGTTGCTATCATCTTATATCCTCTTGAGTTCTCCGTTTAGATAATTTGATGTTACCTTAAATCCAATACCAGATATTTGTTCACCAGAAGATATGGTATCCTTAACCATATTTATGGTGCTGTCAGCAACGCTAAAGTTTAGATATAGATCTTTTAACCCAATAATATCATTTGATTCTGGATATGCCTGAACCTGAATGATGTTGTTATCTAAATCTGTAGAAGTTATGTTTATTGTTGTCAAAAGTATTTCCCCAGTCGTATAATCAACTGTCCCTGCCGACTTGATTACAACTCGGTTGGTTAATCCATTTGGATCTGGTTTAACGACAGATATTACTCCTGTCCCACTTCCATCCAGATTACCATTGGCATCTTTGTTTGGAACGTCTGTCAGATACACTGTATCTGCTTCGCCGGAAATTCTAAATCCAGTGCTTTTAATATTGAACCCTTTAGAATTGATGTGAAACTGATTTCCGAAGCACAATTCATACTGAGCAAATTGATTAACTGCTGCTTTTAGGTTTCTTCTTATAACAACTCTGGTTATGTTAGAAGTAATCGCAGTATCAACATCATCAATAATTCTTACGAGTTTACTGTACTTAAATCTACCACCAAACTTATTAACATCTGTAGAAGACGCATAAGTTGTGAGAGCATTGGTAACTCTTGTTTTTAGATCATTTACATTGGATACTTTTGGTGAATCATAGTAAACCGCAGTATCAATCTCAACATAAAGAACTTTGAGATCAATAATAGACTGATTGATTCCAGTTAAAGAGTAGTTTTTAAGTTTACTCAGAATCTGTTGCTTATCAAAATCTGATACATAATCACCATTTTTTGGTTTGATACTGATCAGAACCGTTCCGAATTGTGGAGGATCTAATTCTTCACCACCTACAACCGATACTGATTCTGTATTTGGATAAATTTGTTGAATAATAGACTCATAATCTCTTCCAGTAACTGCTCTGTACTGTGATGAGTAGAGTCTTGGAGCAAAGTATTTGATTGAATCAATGCTTTCAATGTCACCACCATTAGATGAGGATGCCGTGGTAAGAACAGAAACCGTAGATGAGGGAACTACGATTTCATCCGATGATCCTCTTAGTGATCCAGAGAAAGAAAACAGAGAAGCACCATTGCCATCTTTTCCATCGGTAACAATATAAGTTACGGTGATTACTGTTCCGTTTTCTAATTTCTTTCCAAAAATACCATCACCAAATAGCAACTCATATTTTTCATCTTTAATTTCCTGAATCAGGAATGTTTCGGAAGAACTGTCCAGATTTAAGATATTGTCAACTAAAGTGTATTCTCTACCAAGTCCAGTATCTGAAATACCCTTTACATAAACGACAATTGTTGCCGTATCAATAAATGAATTATCTAAGATGAATCTCTGATCTAATGACCCATCAACGACGAATTGGTTACGAAGGAACGTTCCCTGATAAATGTTAACGTCGCTAAATGATGCCACACCACCAGTTACAGTGGTCGTGATATTTTCTGGAATTGAAAAAGTATAGGTCGTGTCTTCAACGCCACCAACACACACTAGACCTGCCTGTAAGGTCAGTGTTGGACTTGTTGTGGTAGTTGGCACCGTTAATGAAACAACCGCTTTAGACGCCGTTCTAGAGCGTGGTACGTATCCAATATTTCTTGCTAACGAGACAACATTTTCTCTTAAAGTCGCAGAGTCCAGGAAAGACTCATTCACGACCATATTGGAATTAAATGCCGTAATATAAGTGTTATACGCTAGAGTATCAATTAATACAGAGAAGTTTGATCCTTCAAAATCAAAGTCTGTAAAATTTGAGTTCGCACGAAGATAATCCTTTATAGAAGTTTTGATCTGATCAAAATCTAGGTTGGTAAACTGTGTAAAAGGCATTTTATCTTGTTGCCTCTAGGATAAATGTAAATTCTTGAGTCGGGAAGTCCTGTCCAATAATGTCAAAGAATATGGTTGCTTCAAACTCATTTGTATCTGGTTTAGGATTTACCTCAACGGAAACGTTTTCAACTCTGGTTTCAAAGTTACGTATCGCAAGTTCAATTTGATTTTGTATGATTGAGGCAGTACCAAAATCAACAAACTCAAAAAGACTATTGCGAACGTCAGATCCAAAAACTGGATTAAAGAACTTTTCTGTAGGAATAGTCTCTACAATGTTCCTGACCGATCTTTTTATTGCGTTTTCGTTTCTTAATATCGGTAAATCCTTTGTGACCGGATGAGGTTCAAAGGATAAACTAATATCTTTAAACGATCTAGATATCCTTTGTATTGCCATCGGACAAAAGTTTCTTGCTTTATTTATATCCTATTTCCAAGGTGAACCATAGGTTGGTTCAGTTCCATAACCCCAATCATCGTAATCTTCATCATTACGAATTTTCTCATGAAGTTCGGTTTGTTTTTTAAGATCATGCTTGGGTGCCAAGTCATGATAAATTTCCTGAATGACTCTTTTTGGTTCATTTGAGTCGTAATCAGTAATTAATTTTGTAGTTCCCCACATCTCTCTCATATAATTTGAATCTCTATCAACTGGTAAGTTAGACATTTTAGCTCCTGTTTTAATGAATAAAACAGAACTTTTATAAAGGAGGTTGCTATCTCCTTATTTCTATTTAACGGTCCAGTTCACGCAGCAAATATGAGTCCGAATTTAAGTATTTCAGTATTTCAAGGGCAATTAATTTAGGATTTCCTTCACCACAGGTATACACATCAACTGCCAAACACCCATTTTCTGGCCAAGTGTGACAAGAAACGTGACTTTCAGCAAGAGCAATGACGACTGTACACCCTTGTGGAAGAAAACAGTGCGAAAAAGTGTTCAAGATCGTCATTTTCGCACGTTCAATGCCTCTGATCATGACGTTCTGAAGAGAATTTACGTCATTAATCAGGTCAAAATCAACATCATACACCTCTAGGAGCAGGTGTTTGCCCATTGAAAACTGTTTCAACTCAATTTTCTGGTAAAAATTTATTTATTTTGATTCTAAATCGGTAATTTGGTACATATAGTGATCAGATGTCTCAAATTTTCTCTTATTTTCAACTGAATAGACCGTTAAATCAATTTCATAACCAGGATTTTTGTCAATTCGGTTGAATGTCCAGGCATTATCATACCAAATAATGCGATTATTTGGATATGCATAGTAATTTCCAGTCTCCACTTTAAACAAATGAGCACATTTGTGTTCTGGAGTCTCTGAAAAATTAAGATCTGGAACGCCTTTGTTTTCCCAGGACCAATCAAGAGTAAACATATAAGATCCTACGACTTTTTTTCCATCAGGACGAATTAATTCTGCCTGCAATCCAGCAAGACGAGCACGTTTTTGAACATCGATGTATGGAGAAAAGCAATCCCAATACATAATATCTTCTAAAGGTTCAACTGGAGCATCTGGTTTCCAGCAAAAAGCGTGAAGTGGTCTACGAGTCCAATTCACGCCGTTTTCTAAAAATGCCTCAAACAGAGGAACTCTTTTTTCGATGCTCGCAACAGAGTGAACATCGCATTTGGTTACTTCACCATGCCCCATTTTATGGTTAAAAAGGAATTCATTACGAATGTAACAGGACCAATCTGGAAGACTATGGTTTAAGTATGCCATGTTTAACCTTTACCTTGACCTCTATACTTTTTACGAGCTTTATTACGAGACGAAGCGGCATACTTGGTATTAGCCCCAGTGCCTTGACGAGTATTCTTTGGACGAGACTCGATGATCTTACTACCACTCAAAGACTTTTTAATTGCCATAGATTATTCTCCAATAAAATTTCAGTTTCAATATCTTCAGGATTTGGAGAACCTGTCTGATAAAATTCAATCGACAGATCCTCCATTACATTGAAATATTC